TTCGGATCTCATCCTTCACTCTGTTCGCAATATCAAACAACTCAGTACAGTTGAGAGGCATATCTTTTGGTAGTGTAATTGTACAGTGTTTGTTCAACCTGTAAATCATTTGACCATCATCCTCTTCCACATTGTAATTGATGTGAGTGACAGTGTGAGTACCTCCATATTTAAAGTCTATTTCGGTAGAGTAAGACTTTGTTTCCGTGAGAGCTCTCAAACTCTCATGCATAGATTCCCAGAACCCAAATGCATTAACTTGTTTAGGTGTTTTCATACAAATATTTTTGATGGTATAAAAGGAATGGCTTGAAGAGAGCAAAGCTCCCCCTCCTCACATCACCAATTGTGTGAGGAGTTGTGATGATGAGCTCTGTAGTGAGCCCTTCTTGCTGCCACCTTCTTGTTGTGGTCAGCTTTACCCACACATCCGTGGGTTGTCATACAGCTGGTTGCTCCCAGAACAACAACTGCTAGTAAAAGAAATAACTTCATACAAATATTATTGAGGGTATAATGTTTTAACATCAAAGAAAAGTACCCCCGAAGGGGTACTAATCTGTCATAGTTGGAAACGAACCTCACCTGAAGGTTCATATACTGTTTCAAAGTACATGAACTTTTCAGTGCATGGATCATACCACGCACCGTCAGGTAAGACATATCCACTACCATACCTATACTCTACCTCTTCAGGTAAAGTGAATAGGTTAGATGGGCAACGAATTGCCCTCTCGTCAGGATGCTGACGAGATAAGGTTTCGAACTGCTCCTCATCCAACTGATGAGAAGCAATCCAGTCTGCACGGAGTGCATTCTGTAATGACATAATAAATAAGTTTAAGTGTGTAACTATAACAAAGGGTATATTTCAACCCTATTATTCTAAAAAAAAAGATGCTTCTGTTACCAAGTATGCATCAACCTCTGAGTCTTACTCAGGTGGGCAAAGCTATTACTTAGAGGAGTCTTCGTCCTTAAGTAATAAGTAAAAGGAGTAAGCTCCCATTACAAAGAAACCTGCAAACCACAGGTTCCATGCTCTGGCATCCGTAAGTACAAAGTACATACAGCCTACCATCCACAATCCTGATAGGATCATGGCAGCCCTACGAATAGTAGTATTCATAGTAACTATAATAAAGGGTATAGGGATACTGGCAAGCCATGATAGCAGGAGGGGAGGTAAAATGGACCAGGTCACACCCCCCATAAACATAGAGTCCAAAAAAAAATTATAAAATTTTTTTAAACACAGGTACAATATAAGGCTATAGAGAAGTTGAAATCTCACTCCATTATTAGTGAAATTTTAACATAGGAGTTTAAAATTTCACTTCATTTTTGTTGGTAGATAAAATACTTTTACAAGCTAAATACTTTTTATGAATAACACACCAAAACCTGAAGGTCCAAAGCAACCTATTAAATCTCTTAATGCTACTCTCACTGAAGAACAAAAGGAAGCAAAGCAATTGATCTACAATAGTAAGGTAACTGTACTCTATGGTATAGCTGGTACTTCTAAATCATTTGTTGCTGTTAATGCTGCACTTGATATGCTACTAAAAAAACAGGTGGAGAGAATTATTATCATCAGACCTACAGTTACATCAGAGAACATTGGCTTCTTACCTGGTGATGTGAAGGAGAAGATGATTCACTACTTTATCCCTATTCTACAAAATATGAATGACCTTGTTAAGAAGGAGAAAGTAGAAGAACTCCTCAAAAAGGAAGCTATCCAGATATTACCACTAGCCTTTATTCAAGGGGTGACTATTAATGATGTGGCTATTGCAGATGAAGCACAGAATATGACCGTACAACAAATGAAGTTACTTCTAACTAGGGTGGGTAAGAATGGTAAGCTAATCCTTACTGGGGATACAGATCAAGTGTTGCTACCCCCTAAAGAGAAGAGTGGTTTTGACAAGTTACTAAGATTGCATGGCCAGATCCCTAACTTCAGTACCTTTGAATTAAAACAAAATTATAGAGATCCTTTTGTAAAACAATTTTTAGAACTATATAAATGACACATGAGAGTAAAATAGAGTATGTGTTGGATAAGCTTTCTTTGCTACCTATCCCACATGTATATACTAGAATGGTTGGTAAATGCACCCCACAAGGAAGTGTTAATAGATTGATGGCTCTATCTTACTTTCTAGGACAATTAGATATGTTACACCACCCAGAATTAGCACCCACTTATACCACTGCTATTTTGGAGTTGGATATCAAACAAATTTTAAAATTAATGAACTATGAATTACCTGAAGACCAAAATTGCTGGGATCAACCCTGACAAAGATATTGAGTTAGCTAAATTGGAAAAGGATCTAATGGAAGAGAACAAGTGGAATGAAAACTATGATCCAACTTTAGACCCTGAATTTATTGCTGCTGAGAAAGATACCATCTCCTTTGTTGAGGGGTATATCCTTGTAGATGATATTAAATCATTTGTATTTACCACTGATGGGTATATCAATATTATGTACACTGAGAAAGTAGGAAGAAGTCAAGTGACGATCGAACATGATAAGGAAGATTTTATCACTACAATGTCTGCATTACATAATTGCTATCATTAAAAATTGTGACAATAGTTCAAAGGGGGGTTATCAAACCTCCCTTATTTGTTTATATATTTGAAGTATGAAAAAAGTATCAATTAATATCAAGAAGGAATACAGTAGTATTGAGGATGGAATATTTAATTATTACAAATTGCTACTAGTAGGATTAAACAACATTACACTCTCTGATAAAGAGTTACAAGTGTTGGTTAATCTATCAAAGAAATCCTATCATTCCTCACTACTCCCCGAACTAGCTGATGTTGTTGGATTTAAACATCAAGTGTTGAAAAACACTTTGACTAAGTTAAAAAAACTCACCCTTATCTCTTGTGTGAAAAACACCTATTCTATTCATCCAGGATTAAAGTTGGATAGTAGTTCAGATGGTATTGAAATTAAATGCTCATTGAATGTTAGTAAACTTTGACCTAATCCCACAAATGACTGCCTGTAGGGTAGGAGTGGATGAAAATATTTGTAGAGAGGTGATTATGTTTCATTGGAAACTAGTTAGTGATCTACTCTCCTCTTGTGTGTATACTAAGGTGAGGGTTAAAGGATTTGCTAATTTTGAAATGAAAAGGATTTTCTTGAAGAAGGTTTATGCTAAAACCTTACATAATGTAGAAGCAGCAAACGAGAATCTTATTCAGTTTCCAAACTCTAAACGTGCACAAGATTTAGTACTCTCTGCTAATAAGAATGCAGAGTTAATTACAGAGATATATTTAAAACATTGGATAGAATATGCTAACGAAACAGCTTAAAGAAATTATGCAAGGTTGGGGTAATGCCTTCCTTGATAAACTATCTCTCCTACCTGAGAAGATTAAGGAGGAAGCAGAGGAAAGATCAAAGATCTGTTCTACTTGCCCTATTCGCACAGATAATATTTGTGATCCTAATAAGAAAGGAATCAACTCTGAAGGGATACCTTTTTATGGATGTGGATGCTACGTAGATAAGAAGGTGTTGTGTATGGATTGTGATTGTCCTGGATTATATTGGAGGGCTTTTGATGTAAATAAAATTAAATAATATGCTTACTACGAATCAAATTATTGCCAAGTATGGCAAACCAGATGATGATGGCTCTGATTACTTAGTAACTATCAATCTCCCTTATCCAATGAAACTAGCTTGGGATACTAAGACCACTGTTACTAAGATGAGGGTACACAAACTTGTAGCAGATAAATTTGTTGCAGTGTTTAATGATCTACTTGCTCACTATGGTTTGAAAGAAATTCAAAGATTAGGCATCGACCTATTTGGTGGATGTTTCTCTTTCCGTAAGATGAGGGGGGGAAATGACTACTCAAGACATAGCTGGGGGATAGCCATTGACCTAGACCCATCACGTAATCAATTAAAGCAATCCTCTAAAACTGCACAATTTGCTAAACCTGATTATAAAGCAATGATTGATATTTTCTATAAACATGGATTCCTTTCATTAGGTAGAGAGAGAAATTATGATTGGATGCATTTTGAAATCGGATCATGAGGAAAATAGAAGAAAAATATCTAGTCAACTGGCATGAGATCCAAGATGTAGAACAATTGATCAATATCTTATCACTTGGTATTAAAGGGTTCACTGTTACTAACCCTGATATGCCTACTAAAACACTTATCAAAAAACTAAAAAAACAAAATTTAATAAAAGATTATGAAACTAATCCCACAAAATGATGTAATCATCCTTGAACAACCTGAGTTCATGCACAAATTAGCTAATTCAAAAATTGAATTATCTCCAAATTCTAAAGAGCAATTGATTGAAGAGTTCTATAAAGAGCACTCAGGATTGTTTACAGTGAAAGCTGTAGGACCTATTGTAAAGGATTCATCATATCCTGGACTTGTTCCTGGTGCTAAAGTAAGGTTGAGTGATACTATGTATATCAAGCCATTTACTATCAAAGATGGTGACAATGAACTCACCTATGTAATGACGAATGCTCACAATATTTCTATAGTTTTGGCGGATTAATTATAATCTATGAAATCTCCAGCTTGGACACGCAAAGAAGGTAAATCTGCATCAGGTGGATTAAATGCAAAAGGTGTAGCCTCTTATAGAAAGGCTAACCCTGGATCTAAGTTAAAGATGGCTGTTACAACAAAGCCTTCTAAACTAGACCCTGATAGTAAAGATGCTAAACGTAGAAAAAGTTTTTGCGCTAGAATGAGTGGAGTGAAAGGACCAATGAAAAAACCTAATGGTAAACCCACTAGAAAAGCATTGGCCTTAAGAAAATGGAATTGCTAATCTTAACCCTCTAAACTATAAAACAATGATGAAGAAATCTGCATCCAAAAAAGCAATGCCAGCTAAGAAAATGATGGCTGCTAAAGCAACCTCTGCAATGCCAATGATGAAAAAAGGTGGCAAGTCTACTTACCGTAAAGGTGGTAAGTCAATGAAAGGTTGCTAATTATGAAAAAGCACCCTGGATTCAAAGCAGTTCAGAGTTCTATCGCAAAGAAGCAAGGCATCAGCAAGAAAGCTGCTGGTGCCATTCTTGCTTCTGCTACAAGAAACTCCTCTCCTGCTGCAAAGAAAGCTAACCCTCGACTTAAACGTGTAAAAGGATGAAAGATTGGTTAGTTGGTCTACTGCTTGCAACTGGTGCAGCACTAGCTCCAGCCACTCCTTTGTTTATTACTGCATCTCTATTAATTATATCAGATTTTATATTCGCAATTTGGAGATGTCATAGAACTGGAGTGGCAATCACTTCTAGGAAGATGTCTAACATTATTCCTAAATTACTATTGTATAACATTGCTATTCTTCTCTCTTATCTTGTTGAAATTTATGTGTTAGATAAAAGTGTACCTTTAAGTAAACTTGCTGTAGGTGTAATAGCTATGGTAGAAGGAAAGAGTATTGATGAGAGTTTTAAATTACTTTTTGGATATAGTATCTACGAAACAATGATGAAAAGAATTAGAAGACCACAAGAATCTGACACAAAACCATGACAACAAAAAAATCAAAGGTTAATGCAGCTGGAAATTATACTAAACCTAGTATGAGGAAAAGCTTGTTTAACAAAATTAAAGCTGGCTCAAAAGGAGGAGATCCTGGTGAATGGTCAGCTAGAAAAGCTCAAATGCTTGCTAGAGAATACAAAGCTAAAGGTGGAGGATATAAATAATGGCACTAGCTAAATCCCAACAATCTCTTAAAAACTGGACCTCACAGAAATGGCGGACTAGTGATGGTAAACCCTCTAAAGGTAAAAAGAGGTATTTGCCAGATGCTGCATGGAAGGCACTCTCTCCTGGTGAGAAAGCTGCAACTAATGCTGCTAAAGCAAAAGGGAATGCAAAGGGTAAGCAGTTTGTAGCACAACCAAAAAAGATTGCATCAAAAGTTAAATCGTATAGATAATGGATACCCAATACGAAATCTTACAAATACTCCAGAATTTAATGCAGTATTATCCAGAGTATCCAATTGCTAGGCATATTGCTTTGGCAACAGATGAAGAACCACTAATGAAGTACAATGATAAAACTTTATTAGAAGCACTTCAAAAGTATGAAGAAGGACTATCATTCTCAGGTGGGTTGGATGACGCACTTGATTGGGATGATGTAGGAGAATATTAAAAACAATCTATGTTTCATGTAAATAAAGGACAGGTTAGTATTGATCAAGAAATCCTGTTAGTACCAGAGTATAATGTAGTACACAAAAAATGGAAAGACAAATCTTTGTTTGTCTTTGCTTATATATATCATCTAATAGACTTCAAAGCTTTAGGTTATAGTAATCTCTCTGAAGTGGATAGAAAAGTACAGTGTTTAAAAGATTTCTGTCCTGGAGATTTGTTTTCTCCAGATGATCCCCTTATCTTAGCTGCTATTAAGAAGTATGAGCAGCTTCAAGAGACACCATCCATGAGGTTGTATCAGAGTGCATTTAAACTAGTAGACAAATTAGCAGAGTACTTTACAGAGGTACAGTTTAATGCATATGATGAGGATGGTGATTCAGATAAAAAAGCAACTAATGCAATGAAGAACTTAGCAGCATTAGGTAGTGCAGTGAAGTCGCTAAAAGACCTCAAAGATGTAGTAGAACAAGAGATTGCACAATCACAAGTAAGAGGTAATAGATTTGTATCAAATAGAGAACGACCAAATAAAAAATAATATATCATGGCTAAATCATCATTCTTTAGTGATATCCCACTTAAAAGACCATCTATTTCTATTGAGATTGAAAAATCTGAAGAGAAAAAAGAAAATGTTCTTGCAAAAGAATTTTTAGGGTATTTGTTATCTGTACCAAATAAAGCTAAACTTGCTCATCTTAGAGTGAAAGGTATTGGTGCTTATGCTGCACATGTTACTCTTGGTGAGTTCTATGATTCTTTCTCTGATCTTACAGATGAACTTATTGAAGTGTATCAAGGTATGTATGGTATTCAAGAACTAGCTATTCCTGGTACTTCTTTTATGGAACCAATTGATGCATTGAAAGGTTGTAGAGAGTATATTCAATCTATGAGGTATAAAGCTTGTGAGGCCTCTCACTTGCAAAACATTGTAGATGAACTAGTTGCACTTACAGATAGAACTCTATATAAGTTAGAGAACTTGAAATAATATGCAAATATATCAAGAAGAAATAGATCCCTGTACTGATGAGAGCAAGTTCCCCTTGCTCTCAAAGTATTTTGATACAGACTATACACCAGGTGTATACACTTGGTCAAAGACTAATGAGTTTAAAGAAGTAGTAACTTATTTTTTAGAATATGGAACATATTGCCCATACGTATATGGTTCTCCTGCATACGAACAGTTTTGGGATGAAGAGGAGTACAAGATCACTAATGGAATGGTTAACTCGGATGGCCACTACATCTGTGGTGATATGTACTACTATCTTAACTATTCACTCATCTATAACAAACAACAAAGGAAATCAATAGCCCCTGATTTCTGGGATAGTGATGCCTACTACTTTATTGAAGTGGATAAGGCAAAGATTAGAGGATTACACTTTGGTGGTACTAAGGCACGTCAGCGTGGATACTCACTAAAGAATGGTGCCCTACTTACCAAGAAGTTTTACTTCGAACCTTATTCAATCTCTTACATTGCTGCATTTGTTGGTGATAAAGCTGACAAAACTTGGGAGATGATTGAAACAAATGCTAGGCACTTAGATAAGAATACACCCTGGCATAAAAACAAAAACCCATATACTAAAGATTTCTGGAAAGCTCAATTCCAAGAGAAAGATGATTATGGTAAAGTTAACTGGGAGGGCTACATGTCTGAACTCCATAAGGTTACACTTAAAGATAATCCATCAAAAGGGGTGGGTGGTGCAGTGTCATTGTTCTTTTATGAAGAACCTGGACTTGCTCCAACCTTACTTAAAACAGTTGAATACGTGAGACCAGCATGTATGGATGGTGATTATGTAACTGGTCAAATCATTGCTACTGGATCTGTGGGTGAAATGAAAGACTGCGCAGATCTTGAGAAAATATGTTATCAACCAAAAGAATATGGATTCGCAGAATTTAAAAACATTTTTGATGAAGGGAAACAAAATACTACCTGTGGGTTTTTCCATCCAGCGAGTTGGTCGTATAAAGGATACATTGACGAAGAAGGAAACTCAGATGTGCTCGGAGCTACTAAACGTATCAAGGAGAAAAGAGAGGCAGCTAGAAAAAAATCTCCAAAAGACTTTGTATTGGCTGTCACACAAGAACCACTTTCCCTCGATGAAGCATTCCAAGTTAGGGAGGTTAACAAGTTTCCAGTACAACTTATTAAAAAACAACTCCAAAAATTAGAAGATGCTAGTTATAATGGTATCTGTGTAGAATTAGATTATGATGGTCAAGGAGAGATATCATGGAGAGTAGCAGAGAACAAGAAACCAGTGCATGATTTTCCTGTAAGAAATGATTCAGATAAAGAAGGGGTGATACAGATATTTGAATTTCCTGTTACTAATGCACCTTGGGGGTTATATGTTGCTGGCATTGACCCATATAAATTTGATCAAGCAAAATACTCTGACTCTCTCGGAGCAGTGTATATTCATAAACAAGTACACAATATTACAGAGGAAAGTTTTCAAGATGAAATGGTTGCCTGTTACACTGGTAGACCAGAGTCAATAGAACAATGGTATGAGAATGTAGTCAAGTTATTGATGTTCTACAATGCTACTGTACTTGTTGAAAATGATGTTAATGATCTGATACAGTACATGTTACGTAGAAATCTAAGTATGTATTTGGCTAAAGCTCCAGGATGGATTAAAGAGATTGCACCCAACACCTCTGTTACTAGTGAGTATGGTATTAGAGCTACACAAAAGAATATTGATTTCTTTGATAACTCTCTAATTAAGTATTGCACAGAGGAGATTGGAAAAGATTTTGATGAAGAGGGAAATGTAACAGATGTACATTACGGAGTAGAAAGAATCAAAGATATCATGCTATTAAAAGAAATGTTGTATTATAGACGAGGAGGAAACTTTGATAGAATTAGAGCATATGGTATTACCTTAGCATATTCAAATGGTATGGCTCGCACAGTAGTAGTAGGAACCAATAGGCTAGAAGATGAATATGAGAGTATGTATAATAAGAAAAGACAAAAAGGCACCCGTATGTTTGGATCACACAAAGGCCATTTTCAAAAAACTAAATTTGGTTTATTCCGATGATTATTGAAAAAATAACTAAAAAAGCAAAGTATGCTAATGTAATTGATAAATACGATTTATTTATCCCTGATCAATTTGCTCCTGTGCAAGAAAAGGAAACTCCTGATTGGATTAAAAGTACATTAGATTACTATTCAAATATTGCATATAGTCAGTATTGGAACAATCAAACTTTAAAAAAGAATTATGATTTGCTAAATGGTATCCTTGTAAAAGAGGATTACTTTACAGAAGATTACCAAGAGGTGGTAGATTTCTTAGATGAAACCTCTGCTGTAGAATTACCAGATTATGTGAAACATTATCCAATGATGAATCCACCACTTAATACTTTGATTGGTGAGATTACTAAACGTCCTGATAATGTTAAAGTTAAAGCTGTTGATGAGCACACTTATAATGAAGTGATGCGGATGAAAGCAGAGTTAATGAATGAGCTTTATTCAAAAAGAATTAATGAGGTTATTCAAAGATTGGCTACTAAGATTGGATTACAACAAAAACTAGAACAACTACAAAATAGTCAGCCAGCTAGTGAAGAGGAAGCTCAACAAATCCAACAACAAATACAACAAGTTCAAGCTCAATTTGAAGAACTTCGTCCAGAAGAGTTTGAAAACTATTTTAATAAAAGATACCAACCTGTTGCTGAACAATGGGGGAACTTGAAGTTGGAGCAAATGAAACTCCAATTTAATATTAAAGATAAATCTCAAGAGGCATACAGAGATCTTACTACCGTGGCACGTGAGTATCACCATATCTATGTAGATCGTTCTAAATTTGGATTTAATTATGAGGTGTTGAATCCTGTGAAAACATGGTTTCTCACTGAACCAGATCCAAAGTTTACTACAGAATGCTACGCTATTGGCTACATTGATTCAATGGAGTTAAGTAAGATTATTGAAAGATTCACACTTACAGAGGAGGAGATTATCCATTTGAAAGAACACCGAGATGATGTTCTTAGAAATCCTAACTCTGATATTAATATCTTTGAAGATAAAAGTACAGGGTATGACTCTGTACATTATGCTACTCACAACCCACTTAAAACTCAATATGAAGCAACGATTAGAGCAGAGATGGAGCAACAACAACTCCTTGACTCTTATGATCCTGCTGGTAACAGATATAACCCTATTGGCTACTTGGGTTATGAATCACGTAACCATCGCTACACTGTAGTTCAAGCTTATTTCAAATCTAAAAGAAAGATTGGTAAACTTACCTACATTGATGAGCAAGGTATGGAACAAGTGGACATCATTGATGAATACTACAAAGAAGATCCAAAGAATACTACTATCAATATTGAATGGGAGTTTGTAAATCAGTGGTACTCAGGTTATAGAATTGGTAGAGCAATCTACGGAATGGAACCATTGTACTACACTGAACTTCCACCTATTGTTGGTGCATTCTATAGAGCTAAAAATACTATTCCTAAATCTCTTGTAGATCAGATGAAAGTTTATCAGATTATCTATAATATCTGTTTAAATCAACTTTATCTGCTACTTGAAAAAGAGGTTGGTATTGCTGTACTTTATAATTTAAGGCAGTTACCTAGATATAAAGATATGGAGGATGAGGATGCACTAGAGAAGATGACTATGTTAGCAAAAGAATCTGGTGTGGTAGGTATAGATGACTCTCCTGAAAATACTAAAGGACCAAGTACATTTAATCAATTCACTCGTCTAGACCTCACTCGCACACAAGAGATTCAATCACGTATCTCTCTTGCTGCATGGTGTAAAGAAGAGTGTTGGTCATTATTAGGCTT